GCAAAACCTAAGTCCTTTAATGGAAAGAAATAAAAAACTCTATAATCAAAATGATGGCTATACACCATCAAGAGATATGAAAAGAATTGCTAGTGTACCACCTATTATACTACAAATATGGACCAAAGAATATAATGGTAATAACAATTGGTGGGGATTACCTAAAGATACACAAAAAAAAATTATGAGAACTAAACTGAATAGTAGTGAGTTTAGATATTTTAGAACAGCAGAAGGATCATTGTAATGGCAATATCAACGTATACAGAATTAAAAGCATCAATTGCTAATTGGTTAAATAGAACTGATTTAACTGATGAGATAGCTGATGACTTTATTAAACTTACTGAAGCAGATTATAATGCTAAGTTAAGAATTAGACAGATGGAACAGATAGATACTGTTACTATTGACGAAGAAACTGAAACTGTACCAACAGGATTTATTTCTGTAAGATCATTTTATCTTTTATTATCTAGTACAAAATATCCACTAGAATATATTACACCCCATAACTTATTTGAAATAAGAGGAGGTTCCAGATCTGGTAGACCTCGTTCTTATACAATAGAAGCAGATAATGAAACTGAACAATTCAGATTTGGTCCTAAGCCTGATACTACTTATACTGGTTATTTATCATACTACAAAAATATTGCAGCTCTTAGTTCTTCCAATGCAACCAATTATATTTTAGACAAACATCCTGGTATTTATTTGTATGGAAGTCTTTATCATTCATCTAATTTCTTAGGAGGAATGGATCAACAACAAGTACAAGGTTGGTTACAAATGTATATCGCAGCATTAGAACGATGCGAAAATAACGACAAACAAGATTCATATGGTGGAGCACCTGTTGCTCAAAGAACAGATGTGCAAACCGATCTATCATTTTATAGGAATAGATAATGTTCAAAGCTCGTATAACAGCAAGAGAAAAAGCATTTACTAAATTAATGAAGCAACCATATTCTAAAAAAAAATCTTTAGGTATGCATCTTAGAGGAATGAATCCTTTAAAAGCTCATTATACTGAATCACAAAAATTAATGTATGCTTGGGGAAAACCTTTAAAACAAGCTGGCAAAACTAAACAACTAAAACAATTTAAACAAGATATGCTTGGATTAACAAGCATGAAATATTTAAACAAACATTTATAATTATGCAAGTACCTTTTGGAGAATGGCTACCTGATCAACCTGATCACCTAAAGAAAGGTGCAAACGTAGCAACTAATGTCTACTATGCACAGAATAGCTATAAACGCTTTCCTTCTTTAGTTGATTATAGTTCAAATACTTGTGTTAAAGATGCTAGAGGAGCAGGATCTTTTAGAGATAACTCTAACACAGTTTATAACTTTGTAGCTACTAAAGATACTATATATAAATTAACATCAGGAACCTTTACTGATGTAGGTGCAAGTGGAACATTATTATCAAACTCTTATGCTACTTGCACAATTACAGTTTCTGATTATACAAATATTGGTTCTGGAAAAACTATTACTTTAACAAAAAATGATGGATCAACTATTGTATTTACTTCAGATACAGGAAGTCCATCTACAAATGAATTTCAAGTACAAACCAATAATAATACAACTGCTACAAATTTAAAAAATACAATAAATGGTCATGCTGATTTTTCAGCAACAGTAGCATCGGCAATTGTTACAGTAACAAGAGCTGCAATAGGTAATGATAATCTTACTGTTACTTCTTCAGATACTACAAGACTTACTGCTACTAATTTTACTGATGGTGCTCCATTAAATGGAGAAAAAACAGATTTTATTACCTTCACACAATTTGGTGAATATGTTATTGCAAGCAATGGAGTAGATCCAGCTCAATATTATTTAATGGGAAGTTCATCTGCCTTTGCAAATCTTACAGCAATTCAAACTGCTGGTACAGTACCTATATTCAGAGTTTCAGGAGTAGTTCGGGATTTCCTAGTTACAGGAAATATATCAGGTTCTGCAAATAGAATTCAATGGTCAGGTATTAACGATATTTCAGCATGGACAGGAAAACAATCTGATTTACAAGACTTACCTGGAGCTGGTGGCAGAATTGTTCATATAACATCAGGCGAAATAGGTTACGTATTTAGACAAAACCAAATCATTCGTATGGACTATGTGGGTGGTGCAACTGTATTTAGATTATCCGTAATCTCACCTAATAGAGGAGCTATGTATGGCAGAACAGTATGCCAAGATAATAGACGAGTATTCTTTTATGCTGATGATGGTTTCTATGAAATACAAGGTGATACAGTAATTCCAATTGGTGCAGAAAAAGTTAATAGATTTTTTGATTTAGATCTTAATAAAGGATATGAAGATAGAATATGTGCAGCAGTAGATCCTTTCAATCAATTAGCTATGTGGTTATATCCTAGTGCACAAAACGACTCTAATACTACTGGTATATGTGACAGAATTATTATTTATAACTACGTTACTAAAAAATGGTCTTTAGCTGAAGCTAACGCAAGTACAATATTTCCACAATTTATAGGAGCTTATACAGTTGAATTAATGGATACTATATCTGAAAATTTAGAAGATATTAACGCATCATTAGATACAGATTTTTGGTCTGGAGGACAAATGTTTTTAGGTGGAATTAATTCAGATTATAAAGGAGCAATCTTTTCAGGAAATTCAAATATATCAGAAATAGAAACTGATGAAATTGAACCTTTTCCTGGATTAAGATCTAATGTATTAGGTGTTAGACCTTTTGTAAATGCAGCCTCAACCATTACAGTTAAAACAAGAGAACGATTACAAGACACAGCTACGGAATCTTCATCAGCAACTACAGTTACAAGTGGTGTGAACCCAGTAAGAGAATCTGGAAGATTTATTAGAGCTAATGTCAAGATAGCTTCAGGAGTCAATTATGATCACGCACAAGGTGTAGATCTTTCTCTAGCAAGAGCAGGAGTACGATGAGTGATATTATTAATATAGACAATGTAAGATATTCAATGGAAACACAAGAATACTTTCAAAGACAATTAGAAGAAGCAGTAAATACTTTAGTCAATAAAAACAATACTGAAAGCGATAAAGAATTCGCTTGGTTTATGAATTAGGGAGAATTATGGCAGGAACATATATAGGAAAATACGATACAACAGCAGGCAGCAACTCAACAACAGCATCTAATTCAGTATCTGTTGCAGAGGGAATGCTACCATCTAATATCAATAATGCTCTTCGGGACATTATGGCAGATGTTAGACAATGGTATAATACTGCTGAA